TTGCTAGTTCTTTTTTCGAGTTGCATCGCCGCCTCCTCGTTTACGGGTTGGTGTTGAGGCTGCTGGTTCTGGAGCCGGTTGCTCAACAGGCTTGACCTCAATGGTTCCGAAAATCTTTTGCAGCGTTTGAGCGTCGATCAACGGGAACGCCGCCTCAGCCAGAGCCTTTGCCGTTTGCAGCGGAATCACACCAGTTGAAGCCTGCAGGACGATATTCAGCAGGCTTTCAACCTGGGCACCGTTAAGTGCGGTTGCTGCCACGTCTATAGCGGCCCCGGCGCCGGCAGGGGTGGAGTCTGCGCTGGGCGAAGGCGCTGGGGCCAGCGCCGGGGTTGCCGATGGTGCCGACGGACCCGCCGGCGCATCCAGTGGCTGCATGTTGAGCGGTTGGAGAAACTGGTCGCCACCCTCGATGGGCGGCAGGTTTTCCCGCTCGCGAATTTCGTTGGTGGAGTAAATACCCCAGTTTTTCGCTAACGCGTAAACCTCGAACCGGGTCTTCACATCAGCACGCAGCAGGCCCTCGATGAGGTGCTCAAAGTAGAAGCTCCGGCGCTCCACGGTGTTTAGCAGCTTGATCGACAGCTCCTGCTCAAACCGGATGAGCCACGGCCTGAGCGTCTCGGTGTAAAACGCTTGGTTTTCCGCCTCGATGCTGCTGTAGGTCTGGCCGGTATTGTCCCGCAGCTTGGAGCTCGGCACATTGAACCAGCGCGCCACCTCGGCCACCTGGAACTGCCGGGTCTGCAGGAACTGCGCATCGTCCGGCGGAACGCCAAGCGCCTGCCACTTCATTCCCTCTTCGAGAATGGCGATTCTGTGCGCGTTATCCAAGCCGGAGTGTAGTCGCTCGTAGTCAGCACGCAGCCGCTGGCGTGCGTCATCGCTCAGCCTTCCCGGGTGCTCCAGCACGCCGGATGGCCGAGCACCAGTGCCGAACAGCTTGGCACCGAACTGCTGCGCCGCAATGGTCAGGCCGAGGCTTTCCCTGGCGGTGCGGATCACGCTGTAGCCCATGACGCCGTCGCCGCCAAGGCCCCGCAGGTGGATGACGTTGGCACCTGCCAAGGTGACGTGGCCACCCTTTGGCTGGGTGACCTTGTAGTAGATGTTTCCGTCCATCTCCCGGTACGGCTCAACCCGCTCAGGCGACAGCAGCCACAGCGCCACAGGCGTGCCGTCCGTCGCTCGTCGTTCGATCTCGGCGTAGCCGTTGCCGTAAGTGAGCGCGTGCGCGAACAGCGCCTCGCGCCAGACCAGCGAGCCAATGCCTGGACACGGCTCATCATGCAGCAGGTCGTATAGCGGATGGTCGGTGGCACGCTCGCGGGTTCCACCATCACGGCGGTAGGTGATGAGCGGCAGGCTGGCTGCACCCTCAGAGATCACCCGGACGGCTGCCCATACGGTAGCGCAGGTCAGAGCGCTGGCCTCGTCCACCCGCACGCCGGCCTCGGTGGTGCGACCGCCGAGAAGGTCGATTAGCGCCGGATCCCGCAGGCTGCTGCCCATGGTCTTGTGGCGGGAGCCGAACCATCGCTGGATGAAATTAGCCATAAAGCCAATTGTGCGAGCATGCAGGCACGATCAGCGCCAGACGCAGATGCCCCACTGGTGATAGATCGCACCGAGCCGATCCACCTCATGCCACGCGCGCATCCAGGTGCGCTTGCCTGAGCGGCATGGTCCCTCGGTGCTGCACTGGTAGTGGATGGTGCTGCCGTTGATTCCTGCCACCACCACATAGTGACCGATGCCATGCGCCGGCGTAGTCAGGCAGATGACAGGCCTGCCTATTGTGGTGAACTGCTCAAGGTCGGTCCACGCCATGCTGCCGGCCAGCACATGGCAGCCGATGCTGCGAAAAAAAGCCTCGATGGCGCGTGGGTCGGTGCCGTCGATGCTGTTGCAATTGAGGATGCCGAATTGATGCGGCTTTGGCCGACGGCGCAGATGCCGCAGCACCACCTGCACGGCGACCAATCCGCAGTCATGTTCGCCAGACTGCCGCAGGTCCGCCAGGGTGATCACAGCATGCCCAACCCGCGGGATTCATAGACGCTGCTGCCAGTCACCTCACCAAGTTGCGCACGCGCCACGGCCATGATGCCGGCGATGCACAGGTCGATCTTTTCGGTGCTTTTGCTCTTGCTTGGCTTGATGTTGCCAGCGCTGTCGCTCTCGATCACCGCATTACCCCAGCACCAGCGCTGCACCGGGTGGCCATCGTGCCACAGCCTGCCTTGCAGGATGAGCGACTCGGTGGCCTTGGCCGCCGGCGACATGCTGGCATAGCCTTGGCCAAACGCCACCACGGTCAAGCCTTCCTGCTGCAGCTCCTGCGCCAGTTGCGCCGCATTCCAGCGGTCGATGGCGATCTCTCTGATGCGGTACTCGCTGGCCAGCGCCAGAATGCGAGCCTTGATCTCGCTGTAATCAATAACCTCGCCTTCGATGAGTTGTAAAAATCCCTTGGCTGACCACTGGTCGTAGCGCTGCTTGTTGCGGCGCTCCCGCTCCTTGACTGCGCCGGTTGGCGCCCAGGCATAGGGTTTGAGAATAATCTTGTCGTCGTAGGGAAAGGCCAGCACCAAGGCGCTCAAGTCCTGCGTGCTGCTGAGATCAAGGCCGGCCCAGCAGGCTCGGCCTTTCAGGTCAGGCAACGCCGCGGCGCAGGCGTCGAAGCGCTCCATATTCAGCCAACGGGTCGAGCTTTCCGTCCACTGGTTCAGATGCAACCGGCGAAAACTTTGCTCCTCGGCAGGCGATGCCAAGGCCTCGTTGACCTTTTGGCGGAAATAGTCGGCCTTTACCGACACTCCGTAGCCTGGGTTGGCCGCTTTCCAGGTGCTTTCGAGCCGCCAGTCGGCATTCGGCGGTGCCTCGTAGATGACCGGCAGCATCGTCTCATCCAGCTCTTGGCCTGCCTTCCTAGCTTCGGCTACGGCTTTGCCACGGTTGTAAATCTCAAACCACAGGCTTTCCCGGTCGTAGCCGGCGGTGCTGATCATGATCACTGCCGGTTGGCGGCGTGCCAGCACCGAGGTGGTGAGCGCCTCATACAGTTCACGATCTGGCCAGACGTGCACCTCGTCCGCAATCACAGCCGAGCAGTTCAGGCCGTGCTGCAGCTTGCCGTCTGCTGCAATGCAGCGCAGGAAGCCGCCGGACTTCTTGACAATCTCCTTGCGAAGCACCGTGCAACGGGTGGCCAGCGCCGGACAGCTCTGCACCATGGCCGCGGCGGTGTCAAAGACGATGGATGCCTGATCACGGCTGCCTGCTGCGCACACCACTTCCGGGAAATGCTCGCCATCGGCAAACAAGTGGTACAGGCCCAGCATGGCCGCCAGCGTGGATTTGCCTTGTTTGCGCGCCAGAGCGATGGGCATGGCACGATACTGGCGCAGGCCATCAGGTCGCAACGTGCCATAGAACGGCTTGATGATGTCCCGCCACTGCCAGTCAGCCAGGATGAACGGCATCCCGGCGTGCTCGCCTTTGATGTGCTTCAGCGAGGCGGAGAACAAGGCGACACGCTTGGCCGCCTCCAGGCTCAGCCGAGAATCTTGAGCAGCGCCGCTGGTGTCTCGTCGCCGCCGACTGCCTCGGACTGGCTTTCCGCCGGCAGGCGGGTCGTGCCTCGGGTTCTCGGACTCAGGTACAGGCCGCACAGGCAGTCCCTCAGCCGGCTCTCGCACCTTCCCAACTCGGCGTAGATCGGGTGCATCACCACGCCGCCTGCCGCGTTCCTGACCGTGCTGCTTTCGAGCTCGTCCAGTTCCGACTGCAGCCGCTCGCACCTGGCGGTTAGCCGCGCTGCCAGCTTGACGCTCAGCAGATCCGACCGACCGCCCACGCCCAGTGCGGCCATCGCTCCTATCAGCCATTTGTAATGCCTCTGCTCGTCCGCCTTCAGTCCCGGCGCTTTTGCTGGCAGCGGTCCACCCGGACGCATCCAGCCGCTTCGGTCCTGCGTTTTTCTTCCTCTACCCATTGCTATCACCTACTACGCCAAGCCTATCGTAAATGGCGGACCAAATTCCCGTCCTGC